ACAAAAATTCTGTCGCTCTACTTTTTCTCGGATATTCTTTTCTGAATAATGTAGTCATTTCTTACCGCCCTTTCAGGCGGCCTCCTGATGTTTTGAGGGTGCAGAAATCCCTCCGGTTAAGGATTAAATTTTTATTTACAGCACTAAATTTATTTATTCAGTTCTGGATTTTGTCGCCCTGCGTATCCGCGCTTTCGCGTTACGTTCAATCTGAATTAACTTTTCTATATTTTTCCGCCTTTCCTGTTCCTCCTGGCGCAATAGCCTTACATCATCTGCCAGTCTGGTTTCTCTTTTCGCCACAGAGAGCATCCAGTCAAACGGCTCCACAACTGCACCGCAGATTTTACAACGGACCTGACGCTCTTTTTCGTCAACCCGGACAGAGGCGTGATGACAATATGGTCTTTCCGATGGCTCATAAAGAAAATTAACCTGATTACGTGGGTCATCCTCTTTTACCGGAAATAAAACAATATTACTTAACTCATCTTCTGGTTTTATTTCCATGCTCCTCTCCTTTGATGCGAATACCAGCAACACGTAGTACGTGCTCTAAATCAGCCAGATAAATCCAGCAGCCATTTTCTTTAGGTATCATGACGTGGCGCTCATCAGCATTTATCGGATGTCCATATCGAAGGCCGTAGCGAGTCGGTAAATGAACTTCCCGCGCTTCCAGCTCTTTAACGCGCTCCTCGAGTTCGTAGACTCTGCATTGTTCTTCATCATCAATCAGATATAACCCTAGACATTCGCTTTCTACCCAGCCACCGAAATCATGATCGTAACGCTCACACGAAAACTCACCATCGCTGTCCTTTGTTGGAATGGTGTAACTGTCTAATGGGCCACCATACGTCGGTACATTTCCCAATTTCGGATGCTCAATCCACATGAAAAATGCACGTCCGGTTATTGGGCAAATATCTGGTCGCCATTGGTTACTCACTGTTTGCCTCCTGGAAAATAACTGCATGCCCCAGCTTCTCCGCCAGTGCCAGTTCTGCCTTAGCGCCTGCCGACCGCTGCCAGCCTTTCAGCATGTAAATCGCATCCACGCAGCGTATCATTGACATGCAAATATCCATGTAGTGCGGCTGTGTCAGCCCGTCCGGAAGTACTGCCGGGTTTAAGACTGTATGCCCTTCCCGTTTCAGTTCCTCTTCCGCCTTGTGGAACGCCTCACGGTTGAAATTTTTATACCCGGTCATCGGACCGGCGATATAAACCCTCACCCTCACTCCATCACCTCCTGAAAATTACCCCGATAGAACGCCAGTACACGTTGCATTGATTCGCTGTTACGGCATTCCCGGCAAATTATGTTCATATCTCTGTCGTAGCGACGGATTTCACCATCAGGTAACTTCCGGACCAGTGCCGGGTCAGCTTTCTTCGGAGTTTTACACCACGCCTGATACGCCTGTTCTGATACAAAAACACCGTATTTACCGGATATGTACAAATCACCACAAGCAACCACATCCACAAGACAACGTCTGACCGTATGCCAGCCCGCCCCCGTTGCCCTCTCCAGTTGCGACATCGTCATGCGTTTGTTCCTGTGTACCAGCCCGATAATTCGTGCCTTCAGTTCTTCCCGCTGTTCAGGTGTAAAAACGCTTGCCATGAGTCCTCCTGAAATTACTTCGCAACCCTTAAATGACTGACATTTGAACGCCAGCTCTCCCAGTTAAAATTCACCCAGCGACCACCGTTCATGGTCATGCGGTCCATCACGCGCTCACCAAGCAGCGTATTCATCGCCGCATGGTTCAGGTTCGTCAGCATCCCGACGCTGTGCATCGAGGCCGTTCTGCGATCGACTATCTGGTTCAGTGTGACCTGTTCGTTACGCGTATCCCGCTGCATACCGATTTCATCCAGGATAAGCAGGTCAACTTCACACAACCCCTGCAAAAACTTTTCGCCCGAGTTTTTGTTGTCGTAGTTGCCGTGTAACGCCAGCATCACATCCGCCACCGTCACCACAATCACGCTGCGACCTTTCGCCAGAAGATGGTTGCCAATGGCTGCTGCCAGATGATTCTTTCCGGTACCCGGCTTACCGCTGAACACAAAATTCGTGCACCCGGTCATCAGTTCGTCAGCTATGGATTTGGCCTGGCTCAGCGCGTATTTTTGCCCGTCGTTCTGCACCTGATAATTCGCAAACGAGCATTTGCTGTGCAGAGGCTGGATGCCCGAACGATTCAGGATTTTTTCCACCCGCAACTGGTGATTCTGGCGGTTAATCTCCTCGCTGCGTTTTCGTCCTTCAGCAAGTTGCCATTCCCGCCACTCCTCCACCGTCCGGTACGGTGGAACCGACGCCTGTGGTGCAAGTCTGCGAATACGTTCAAGAACCCCGGCTGCCGCAATGTTTTTCATGCCACATCACCCCCTGAATCCCGGCGGAATTTCGGTATCCGGTTCAGAAATATGATTCACACAACGCTGGTTGTTCGTGCCGCTTACCGGGAGCAACCAGGGGTTTTCAAAATTCCGGTCCGGCCCAAAAAACGTCGTCGCTCGCTGAACAAATTCCGTTCCCGCTTTCCCGGTCGCCGCCAGGTATCTCGCGTAACGCCTCACACCATCCAGCATGGTCTCTGGTGGCACCCCCTCGCGCAATCTGGCCTTCCAGGCACTGAATGCGGATTTCTTCGGGTTTGCTCCGGCACGCAACGGGTACTCCCGCCAGACCTGTTCGAACACATCCGGATAATCCACTCGTCCCACAGACTGCCCGGTGTTTTCCGGGACTACCCGATCGGCTTCCCGCTGAATGGCGGAATCGGCTTCAGGCTGCTGCAGTTGGTGTGATTGCTCCGGCCTTGCGGTCATCACCTGCTGCACAGCGCCCGAATCGGCTTTCAGCGCATACGCTGAATCGGCTTCCGGTGTCGTGCCTGCTGGCTGACCAGGATTGACGGTCTGAACATCCCCTGCCTGGTTCGTGGTGTTTTTTTTGCCATGAACCATAGTGTTTTTGTCCTGTTCCTGTTCTTTCTCCTGCTCCTGTTCCTGTTCTTGGCTTCGAAGCCCCTTAAAAGCCCCTTCGAAGCCCCTTACCGAATTTCGGCTATTATTCCGCCTCACATCCAGATGGAAATCCGTTTTATATCTGTCGTAAAACACTGACAGAAAAGCGTTTTCAGGTAATGATGCATACTCATTCCTGACACCTGCACAACGGTTATCGCCAGGCTTCAACGTTTCCCCAACCTGCCAGGCTGCCATTTCATGGACCCAGACCATCTCTGCATCATGGTCATAGCTACAAAAACCAGCTTCAACAGCCCTTTTAAGCCCCTTTGAAGCCCCTTCCAGACCAAGCCCGGTTTCATGAGCAAGGTATAAAACTGGCAGGTAATACAAACCCAGCATATTTGCGTGAGGGGATGTCATCAGGTAAAAAGCAACAACTTGCGCTTCTGCACCCGCCTTTCTAAGTTCTCTCCCCGTTTCTCCCAGCCAGAATCGCGGAGAAACTTTTGCGTAATCACGCATGGCTACCTCATCTGGTGCCGAACCTTCCTCCGGATATAATCTGTGGTTCCCAATCGACAGAACCAGAGGAGGTTCGACATGTATTTTTTGAAAAGCCTTTATCAGGCTCATGTATTAAATGTTGCAGCAACAAACCGCTGGTGTAACAGCCCCGAAATGCTCCCGGATTACAGAGCCTGGCTGCGCGCCGAAACATACCTTCGTCTCGACATATTGATTAGCGAACTTCAAAAAGAGACTGCATCCATTCATAACCTTCAGGGTATCGACGCTGTTCGCATTCTGGTATCGCGCCATAGTGCTCTCTCAATAATTGAAGTGCGTCATCTCTCTTTTTCTGAACTGATTTTCTTGCTTCAACCAGCTCTGGAATCAGCGAATATCCCACCGGAAGTGATCCAATACCCACCTCATGTTGACGAGCAGTTACAAGATGTGCCATACAACCAGCGTGCTGGATTGACTCCCTGCTCAGAGGCTGAATGGGATCACTCTCTGCTGAAGAAATACCAAGATTTGTATAATCCTCAATAAGCCCGGCACACGCTTCTGCATCAGCCAGCTTTATTCTGGTTTCCTTGCGCTGTTCTCTGGCTGACAAACGCCAGAGCAGCGCATTAGCTTTATGTATCAACCACTCTGCCAGCTCCACATCAGATAAACCGCCACGCCAGATGTGCGGACTGTTTTCGTAAACGCTCAGTGTCAATTTTTTGTCATTACTCATATTTATTACCCAATTAATGCACAGCCAGAGTGTTTCCTGCCGGGCCACCACGATTCATCTGATCGAACAGAACGATCGCTGATGCAACGAAATCATCAATATCTTTCACCAGCCGTTCCTTCGTCTCTACCAACTCCCGAAAATAAGCGGAACTGTGGCTGCGCATTCGGGCCACCAGCAGAGGCGGCATTGCTTTTTCGATAGCTGGTAACAGAGCCTGCATTTTTTCAACGGCATCAGGAGTATCTTTCTTTACCCAGCGGAAAATTTTCTGGGTATTGCGAGCCAGGGCTTCCGGATGGCTGTCGTCATACAGTTCTGGGAACGTCATACCCAACTCAAAATAAGCCTGGGTTATTCCAGCTGCTGGAACTTTTTCGCCATCAGGACGCGCCCAGGCATTCATCGCCATGCGGATGTGTTCATGCTTGATTTTCATGAATCATTCTTTCCTTCGTTTGAGGTGCTATCCTGCTTCTTGTAAAGTTCTGGGTTGTATTTCAATTCACCGTTAGTAATTTCATCCAGTTCCATTGCGCGAAGTTTGGGAATAACTGCTTTCCACCGCACAACAGCCACATGTGAAATTCCAAGAGCCTCAGCTACTAGTCGCTTTTTTTTGAAATAGCGCAGAACATCATCTTTGAACATAAAACTCTCCTGTTATTTCGAGTAGAAGGGTAACAATAGTTACATAACAATGTCAACCATAGCAACATCACTTGGTAGTAACATTGGTTACATGAAAAACACTATCAGCGAACGTATTCGGAATCGTCGAAAAGACGTTGGATTAACCCAACAGCAGGTTGCGAAAGCAATCGGCATATCTCGTGTATCCGTAACAAAATGGGAAAATGGCTCTTCAAAACCTGACGGTGAGAATTTGTATCTACTGTCAAAATTGCTTTCCAAATCTCCTGAATGGATTCTTTATGGAAAGGACGGTCACGATAAAGCCGATGATCTGCGTCTGAATCAGTACCCTTACATTAGTGACAACATCGCCCGGTTGCCCGTTTTAACGTGGGAACAGGCTGGTTATTGGGATATGAGTTGTCCAGTAACCGAGATTCCTGGTATTAAGAATTGGGTTGATGTCATGACAAAAACCGCTGAAAACTCTTTTTTATTGCATGTTGAGGGAGATGCGATGACAAACTCTAACGGCCTCCCAACCATCCCCGACGGATCTACCGTGCTGATCACACCATGCTCAAGTAACATTAGAGAACTGGTGGGAAAAATAATCTTAATCCAATTGGAAGGAACGCCAAACGTAACACTAAAAAAAGTTGCGATTGACGGACCAAACATCTATCTGTTGTCACTGAATCCGCTTTACAAACCCATCGAACTGAATGGTGGTTACACCATTAAAGGTAAAGTTTCACAAATACATCAATACTTAGACTGAGTCAGAACCCGCATTCATTGCGGGTTTTTCATGCCCTCAAATGTACCTTTTGCAACATTGTATTGACTCGAAAGGTAACTCTTGTTACCTTAACAACATACCAACCCACCCCGCCCCACAGAACGCCGGGCAATACTTCGAGTTACCAAGCAGTGGTCAGGGGGTAAGTAGCCAGCCCGAGGCGTATGAACATGACGGCGGGAACACTTTGTATAACAGCGCAGCAGGTTTTTGTTCCGCTACCCCAGCGTTAAGGGGAAATGAGGTCAGCATGGATACTATCGATCTTGGCAACAACGAATCTCTGGTGTACGGCGTGTTTCCCAACCAGGACGGCACGTTTACCGCGATGACGTATACCAGAAGCAAAACGTTTAAAACTGAAGCTGGCGCGCGTCGCTGGTTAACCAGAAACACTGACTGATGAGGTTGACGATGGAATTTAAAGATTTACCAGTACCATTCCAGGAAATGGCATCGAATGTGGTTCGCTCTCAACTGGCGACTCTTGACCTGAGTACCGTAGAAAAAGAAACCATCGATACTATATCCGGTAACGTGCGTCGTGCCTTTATCGGTCTGTACGAAGAGAAGCAGCTCTCTGATAACCAGGATTTACATGAAAAATACTTCCTGGAATTAATGGACATCATTAATAAAGGATTTGGCTTGTTAATGAAAAAGAAAGGGATTCGAATAGCTCCCCTTGAAAATCATTTTACAGCGAGCAGTATTAATTCCTGTGATTTAAAGCATCACACATCCGATGGGAAAGTTGAATCAAACAACAAAATATCAATTAATCATTAATTTATTCACAGGTGAGGTAGAGTGCGTGCGCCGGACACGGATAAGAATCCGGCACTGACAGTTTACTGAAAAGGATATATCCCTGAAAAGTCAGGGCATAACACGAAAGCGCCCGGCGAAGTTAGTCTCTCTGTATAGGTCGTCGTTAAATTTAATTCGATCGTGCGCTTCCGGTTGTGGCAATCCGCGAAATGGCGCGGCGGTAAGTATGGCGGGGTTATTCCTTCCCCGTTGAGGACACCGGGTTGTCAGGTTGACCATACGCTTAAGTGACAACCCCGCTGCAACGCCCTCTGTTATCAATTTTCTGGTGACGTTTGGCGGTATCAGTTTTACTCCGTGACTGCTCTGCCGCCCTTTTTAAAGTGAATTTTGTGATGCGGTGAATG